GCGCCATGGGACTTGGCCGCGTATTGCTTCAGTGCTTCTTTGACCAGACCGCCGGCGGTCCACTCCAGCTGGATGGCTTCTTGGCCCAGGTCCACGGAGACGGGGCCAGACATGCCGCCCGCGCGGTATTCCTCCATCTTGCGCGACAGCTTCGGCAAGGTCACCTCCGTGGCCATGCCGGCAAAGCTGATGCCGTTCTCGAACAGGTTGAAATCCTTCAGTTTGTGGGGCATGCCCATGTCTTGCTCCTATGATTTGTGGTCAGGGAGACGGCCAGCAGTCCGGCCGCCGCTCCATCAAGCCGCGACGCGTGCGGCGAAGTCGGCCAGGTATTGGTCGGTAATGCGTTGCTGGAACAGCAGGTTTTCCACGGGCGGCACCGGCGTGTAACCGTAGTCGATGGTGAGCTTGCCGGCCTTCAAGGTGTCCTTGTCGTTGAACTGCTCATCGAACCAGGCTTCACCGTCGATGATGTAGCCGCTGGCCTTCAGGGACCGGAACTTGGCATTGATGCTGGCCACCAGATCCTTGACGAGCGAGGGCGTCATCGGCAGGTCGACATAGACCATATGCGCCTCGGCAATGGTGTCGGCCAGCACCTGCGCGGTGCGGGTGTAGTTCTCGAAGGGGAAGTAGCCGCCCTGGATTTCGCAGGTGCGCGAGCCCCAGAAGCGATAGCCGCTCATGTTGATGAGGGTGGTCACTTCCTTGGCGTTGAGCACGCCGGCGTCCGTCGCCGGGTCTTGCAGATCCCAGAACACGTCACGGCTGATGCCGGTCGGACCGTTCACCACCACGTTGGACAGGGTCTTGTGCCAACCGGTTTGTTCGTCGATCTTGGCACGCAGGCCCAGCGCATAGGCCACGGCCGAGATACTGGCATCCGCGTTCGAGGTGGTATCCCACGATACGAATTCGGGCCAGATCAGCATGACTTCACGCTGGCCAAACTCCGCACGGTAGGCGGTGGCGGCCACCACGGTGGCGCAGTTCCAGCACGATGCGTAGACGAACGCGCGCAGGGTCTGCGCCAGGGAGGCCATCGCGTTGGTCACCGCCTTGGTGTCCAGACCAGGCGCGCCCAGGATACGTGGCTTGATACCGAGCTTGGCTTGTGCTGCCAAGAGGGCCTTGGCACCGGTATAGCGGCCATCGGCCGAGACGCCGCCGATTACCAGGCTGGTTTGCTCGGCTTCGTCGTCGCCTTCAGCCACGCGCACCAGCACCACTAGCGGTTTGGCCTGTGCGGCAATGGCTTCCAGCACGCGCCGCATGGTGCCCCGCTTGCCGGCCTTGGCCTGTGCCGCGACGACATTGGTGATGAGCACGGCGGTGTCCAGCGGGAAAGTCTCCGCATCGGCATCGTCGGCCGTGACGATGACGCCGATAACGGCGGTGGAGATGGTGCGGATGGGCCGCGTGCCTTCATTGATTTCGATGACGCGCACGCCATGGTGGTAGTCAGCTGCCATAGTGATAACTCCTAGTGGTTCGGATTAGGCTTACGCCGGGGATTCGCCAGCCGACTCTTCGGCCGGTTCAGGCGACGGAATCTTTTCGATGATCCATGCGCCGACCGTGTCGTAATTCGGCTGCACCGGCTTGAGTGGCGAGACCCAGCGGGCACGGTGCCCGTCCGGGATTTCCGGCAGTGCGATTTGAACTGCTTGGAATGGCACATTGAGGCGCTCTTCCATCGGGAAGGGGTAGGCGATTAGGGCATGAAGAAATATGCCGCTGTCGTCGGTCTGGTAGCAGGTAACAGGTGTCATGGTCAGATATGGATGCGAGGCATGAAGGCGGTATGTTTCGGAGCGGTCTCGGCCGACCCGATCGAAGTCGTTGAGGTCCCTGGATATCCGGCCGATGCGAACGTACCGCCCTGATTGGCGCCATAGCCGCCCTGACTGATGACGCCATAGCCGGTGCTGTGGGCGTGAGCCTTCAGGGTGTCTGCCTTGTAGGAGCCCAAAGCCATGGCCTGACCGGTATCGGCATCCGTGCCAGCGAAGCGCGCGAATACGTCGCGCAGATCGGGGAAGCGGAAGGTGTTTGCGTCCACATCAGCAAACTTGAAAACCTTTGTGGACCAGGCAGCGGCGGCCACGGCATGGCCGTTCTGCTGCGCCCATGCCCATATGGACGCCTGGCTGGTCTTGGACCCAAGGCCCCCCACAAGATCGGCTTCATAGGATCGAGGGGCGGTCGTGGTGCCGAATTCCAGGGCACCGCAGCGAAGAGTGCGGTAGCCCTGGTATGCGCCCGTACCGCTGACTTCTACCCACTCCATCCATCCCAGGCCGGGAACATAGATCAGCGTGGCTGCCTTCTCGGTTGGAACGGTCTGGAACACCAGGGGACCGGTGATGATGCTGTCTGCCAATTGGCTCATGTGCGTTACTCCTGCATCCGCGCTTGGAGCGCGTCAATTTTTTCTTGGATGGCTCGCAGCGCTGAGGTGTCCCCGTTGAGGGCGAATGCGCGTTGCGCTGCAGGCTGTTCCTGCTGCTCGATGGCTGCGATTTGCGCGGCGATGGCGGCGTTGTGGGCGGCTTTCTGCGCTGCTTGGTCGATTTCCCAGGCGGTGCCGTTCCACTTGCCGAATTGCGGCGGCTCAAGGGCCGTGAGGCCTTCATCCGCCGGCATAACGCCGATGCGGTCCAGGAATGCGGGTTGACCGCTGGCGGTGCGCCAGTAATTCCCGCGCATGTCGATGACTTCGCGCCAATTACCATCGCGGTAGTCCTGCGGTGCTTGACCCTGTTCGTCCAGGTAGGCAGCGACGTGGCCGGGCGTCACAAAGGGCGGCGGCGTGTCGATAGTGGCGAAAGCCGGCAGGCGGAATTGACCCGGAAGCAAAGGGTCTTCGCGTGCCGTGTCGGCGTCGATCAGTTCGCCGGTTTCCCGGCTGTAGTGAAAAATCTTCATGGCGGTCAGTAGGCGATGATGGGCAGGTAGTTGCGATTGCGCGGGCGAGTTTCAGAGCCTACGCGGGGTGTTCCGTGGCGGTTGTCTGGTGTCGGGTTCGCGGTGCCGTCCGTGATGGTTCCAGTTGCCCCGTGCGCGTACAGGAAGTCGTTGATGGTCCCGCCTGGCTGGTAGCCAAAGCCAGGATGTACGGTGTTTTGGTGCCAGTGGCCTTGCAGCGAGTCGGTGCGCTCGTTACCAATCTGGCCGCCAGTGAAGATGGTTTCCAGCGTCCCGCCAGCGGTGGAGTTGGCCGCCACTCGCACCGATGTGGCCGACAGAATGGCAGTGATGGTGGAACCCGCGCCGGAGTATCCGCCGGAAGTAAGCGGCATGCCGATGAACATGCCTCGGGTGCTGGCGATGCCGGTCAGAACATTCGACCCGGCGGTGTGGACAGCGGTAAGCGTCGTCTTTTCGTACCCCCTGACGTTCTGATCCAGGGAGCGGTCGAACAAGCCGCGATCGTCCATGACGCCGAACGTGGTAGCGCCGCCGCCGTTGCCATAACCATGAAGGAAGAACCGGCCCAGGACGTTGGCGGTGGTCGCCGTGGCGTTGGCGGTCAGCGTTACCTGGCTGGTGCTGTCGATGCTTTTGACGGTGGTGCCAGCGGGGACCGTGGCGTGTTCGTAGGGCATGCCTACCCACAAGTCAGCGGTACGGGAGAGACCGCTCACGATGGCGCCGCCGGCGTCCATCGTGATGGTGCCGGCGCGCAAGGGAGCCAGGACAGCCATCAAGCTTGGGTAGGTTGCGCGCGGGTAGGCGCTGCCATCCCGGACAACGGCCCATGATGGGCAATCCAGGGTCGGCCACTTCATAGGTACGCCGGTCATGGCTGGAGCGGCGCCCAGGTTTGCGCGAGCGGTGGCGGGATCGGTCACATCTGCCAAGTTCTTGCTGGCGTCCAGCGGATTGACCACGGTGCCGGCCGTTTCGTTCTGCGAAATGGTGATGCGTGAGCCCTTTGGCCAAGGCTTCGTCAGCGTAAAGCGGCCAATGGTGTTGATGGTGAAATCAAGGTCCTTGTCGAGGCGTGCGCCGCCGATATGGGCCACCATGCCATTGGTGGTGACCTTCGTCACATCGACCACCGTCTGGCCGGCCGCCAGGATCTGCGACTCCTCCACCGTGTTGACGTTGATTTTTACGCCGGCGGTCAGGTCCACCCATTCCACGTCGCCACTTGCGTTCGTCTTCTTGCGCAGGACCTGGCCGACCAGGCCGCCGGGGATAACGTCAGCGGGACTGTGCGTATGCGCCTTCTGCGCCGCATAGCTTTCAAGATAGCTGCGTGTTGCCAGGACTACGCTGGGATCAATTTTCAGCTCGACATTGCCCGCGCTGGTCATGATGATGACCATACGCACAACCTGAGTGCGGCCGGACCCTTCGGCGAGTTGCGGCTTGTAGGTCGGTGGACAGTTGCCGTAGGCGATCAGGTCGCCATCTTCGTCGTACAGGCCAAGCTCGCGCATCCACCACCCGCCTTCCTTCTCGGGAATGACGAGTTCAGCGATCACCTGGTTGGTGTTGACGGGATCGCGGGAGAGCTGATTCAGCAGCGCCTTGTACTGCTGGCCGATGAGCTTCGTGCGGGTCCGGTCGGGCGTAGGAACCACACCCCCGCCATCCCCCACGGCCATATGGGTGAATCGCAGCGGAATGCCCAGGGCCTTGGCGTTAGCGTCCTTGGCTTCGCCCACGGCGGTCAGGATGCAATAGAAATTCTGTGCCATTTCTTCCTCAGTTAATGCGTGCGGTGACAGTCATCGTGTCGATGATGTGCGCGCAGGCGTAGAAGCCGCGCGCAAGGGGTATCTCAATGGGGCCGGGGGAATACGGATAGACCGTGGTTTCGTCGCCCAGGAATGCAGCGACGGCAATAGCAGCGCTACCCCGGACTTCCAGATGAAGTGACAGGCCGATGAGATGACGGGAAAGCGGCTTCGCGTCATCAATGAGCCGCTCCATTTCCAGGAACATTTCATCGGTAATGCCTGAGTCCAGTACGCCGACCTCAAGAGCGAAGGTGCCGCGCTGGCCGCGCGGTTCGGTCTGCCACCATTCACTGATCTTGATGATGTAGCCCAAGGATTCGACCACGCCGCGCACGGCGGCGATGGTGCCCTTGTGCTGGTGGATGTAGCGTGCAGCCTTGATCGTGCCGCGCTTGATGGTCTCGGGCCACGTATCGTCCCAGCGATCCACCGAGAAGGACCAGGCCAGGAAGGGCAGCAACTCCACTGGACAGTGTTCGGGATTCCACAGCAGGCGAAGGGGCACAGGCGTGTCGGCCAGGGCGGCGCAGGCGCGCGCAAGAGCCCGCTCCAGGGGTGTGGTATTGGGCGGTAAGGTCGGGACCGGGTTATACATTGTCCACCTCTTCCAGCACCTCGGCGGTGATCTTGATGCCAGTGCAGCGCGCGGCCTGCGTGCGCCCGCACAGGATGTCCGCCGCTGGCGATTTCATGACGACGTTGCGCACGCCTTCGACTTTCAGCGCGGCCACGTAAGCATTGCGGTAGACGCTATAGCCAAGCGGGCGCAGCGGCTTGGCCATGGCGACCGCATTTGCACGCGCGGCATTGACCGCGATAGCTGCTTCGGGCCCCTTCTCGACATACACCACCGCTTCCAGCTCGTAGTCCGTGACCTGGCCTTGCACTACCGTCACCAGATCGCCCAGCGGGCGAACATCCTCGGCCGACAGTGCGGCATCGACGGTTTGCAGCAGGTCGGCCGGGGCCTGCCAGTCGACCGAGTTGGCCAGGACCGCCACGACCACTTCGCACGGCGCTGGGCTGACCGCGCGTGCATCCAGAACGCGACCGTCAGCGCTGCGCGCGTGGAACTCGTAGGCGTTGCGCGGTCCTGCCGTAGAGAGTGCGTCCGGCGCTTCTTGGATGCGCAGGCGATAGGCATCATCGCCTTCCAACACCTCGGCCACCGGCGGCGAGGCGTCCGGATCAGCTGCAATCAGCACTAGGCGCTTGACGTTCGTATTCGCGCCGATTTGGTCGAGGTCAGCGCCGATTGCGAACGAGAGCATGACTGCCTTGGCGGCGTCGTTGACGCGGTTGCGCAGCAAGAGCTCTTGGTAGACGTTCTCCTGCAGCAGCTTGGTGGCCGGCTCTGACTCCAAAGACAGCACATTGGCAGCGGCCTCGCGTTCGTCTTCCGGCAGCAGCGCCAGCACGGCCGCCTTGCGGCTGGCCAGGATCGTTTCGAAGTCCAGCGTTTCCAGCACTTGAGGTGCCGGTAGTAG